GGATTCAAGACAATATACACCTTCAGGAATTATCGAGCTATCCAGTAAAAAGAAAGACTGGCTACATCGAGAGGTAAAACCAAGTATCCCCTATCCTTGGGAAGGCTTAAACAATAAGTTGTACGGGCTGAGGAAAGGGGAACTGGTCACCTTTACAGGTGGTACAGGTCTTGGTAAGTCTAGTGTTACTAGAGAACTTGAACACTGGATAATTAAAAACACTACAGACAACGTTGGTATCATTGCCCTTGAAGAAAATTGGCAACGAACAGCTGATGGTATTGTGTCTATTGAAGCTAACGATAGAATATATCTTAATGAAAAAAGAGATAAATATTCGCCAGACCAACTCGAATCTTTGTTTGACAAAGTCATTGAGGAGGGAAGAGTATTTATCCATGCTCACTTAGGAGCAACTGACATTGACGATATCTTTGCTAAGCTTCGATACATCATCATTGGCTGTGAGTGTGAATGGGTAATTGTTGACCACTTACATATGTTAGTTAATGTTCTTACTGAAGGTGATGAACGTAGAGGTATTGATACCTTGATGAATCGTTTACGTAGTCTGGTCGAAGAGACCGGAGTGGGTATGTTATTAGTCTCACACTTAAGACGTGCCTCTGGCGACAAAGGTCACGAGCAAGGTGTGGAAGTCTCCTTGTCCCACTTAAAAGGTTCACAAGGTATCGCTCAACTCTCTGATTGTGTTATCGCTTTAGAAAGAAACCAACAAGCGGAAGACCCTGTGGTCGCTAACACAACTAAGTTACGCGTTTTAAAATCCAGATACACAGGAGATACTGGACTTGCTTGTAATTTATTGTATGATAATGATACAGGTCGATTACATGAAAAAGAATTAGAAGATGAAATTGATGAATTTCTCATGACAAGAAAAGATTATGAACAACAACTCACTCTCTAATGTTGTCTTTGATATTGAAGCAAATGGTCTAAAACCTGACACAGTTTGGTGTCTCGTAGCCAAGGAAGTTGATGGCACTATACATCGATTCGGTCCTAACGAAATCGATAAGGGCATAACCCTCCTTGTAAATAGTAATACCTTAATAGGTCACAACATTCTTGGTTACGACATACCTGTTTTAGAAAAACTTTACAATGTTAAATTCAACAACAAGATAATAGACACACTAGTACTATCTCGATTATTTAATCCGGTACAAGAAAACGGACACAGTCTAAAAACCTGGGGTTACAGATTAGGAATGCCTAAGATGGAACAGCCTGAGTTTGAAAGCTTTACTCCAGAAATGTTGGATTACTGTAGTCGGGATGTACAACTTAATGAAGCAGTCTATAAAGCTTTATTAAAATCAGGTCGCGGATTCAGTACAGAAAGTATTGAACTGGAACACGAGGTCGCTAAGATTCTCAAGACTCAAGAAGAACATGGTTTCTTATTTGATGAACAATCTGCAACAATGTTGGTTGCTACTCTTAAAGAAAAAATGTTTACCGCTGAGAAAGAAGTTCACAAGGTTTTCAAACCTAGACTTCTTAGAGATAAATTAGTTGTACCAAAGCTTAAGAAGGACGGTACTTTATCTAGGGTTGGACTTACACCGCAGGAATTTGATGACTGCATGGACCGTCCTTTTTATCGTAAGAAACTACAAGCATTCAATCTAGGTTCGCGTAAACAAATCGGTGAATACTTAGTAGACTTTGGGTGGAAGCCTAAGAAGTTTACTCCAACAGGTCAGCCGATTGTGGACGAGAATATCCTATCTAAGATTGATGATATCCCTCAGGCTAAACTTATAGCCGATTACCTTTTATACCAGAAGAGAATTGCTCAGGTCGATTCATGGCTTGAAGCAATTGAAGAAGACGGTAGAGTTCATGGACTTGTTATTCCAAATGGAACTATTACAGGTCGTATGACTCACCGCAAACCTAACATGGCTCAGGTGCCTAACATGGGTTCTTTGTATGGTAAAGAATGTCGTAGCTGTTGGATAGTTCCAGAAGGATTTAATTTGCTTGGTGTGGATGCCTCCGGCTTAGAGCTACGTATGTTAGCTCACTACATGAAAGATGAAGATTATAAAAATGAAATCTTACACGGTGATATTCATACTGCAAATCAAAACATGGCAGGTCTTGAAACTAGAGACCAAGCAAAAACTTTTATATATGCCTTCGTTTATGGAGCAGGTGATGCCAAGATAGGTCAAATAGTTGGAGGCAACAAAGCCTCTGGAAAGGCTTTAAAAGATAGATTCTTATCAAACCTCCCGGCATTGAAAAGCTTACGTGAGAGAGTGAATAAGGCAGCCTCACGTGGGTTTTTGAAGGGGATTGATGGACGTAAAATCTACGTCAGGTCCGAACATGCCGCATTGAATACTCTTCTTCAAGGAGGAGGAGCCATTGTGATGAAGAAGGGTTTGACATTACTACAAGAAAAATTTAACTTATTAAATGTGGATGCAAAATTTGTAGGAAATATTCATGATGAATGGCAGATTGAAGTGAAGTCTTGTCAAGCTTCTAAGGCTGGACATCTTGCAGTTTCTGCTATCCAAGAAGCTGGAAAACATTTTGATATGTTTTGTCCTCTGGATGGTGAATACAAGATAGGAGAGAATTGGAGTGAGACTCATTAACTGTTATTGTAATTCTCGTGAATTGGATGATTTACTTGCAACAACAAATGAATTTTCCGAACCTATTGCAACTTATGTTGATATAGACGAAGTCATGGGATGGAAAACTGTAGTTACGGATTACCAGATTTATGGTATGGAAACAACTTACTACTCTCCCGACAAATCCACTACAGAATTTATTTGTTTAAGTTGTTTATTGGAATGGAGGAAAGATGAAACCTACCAAGAAAGATAGAAAAAAGTTTGACCTAGATTTACAGTATGGTCAAATTAAAGAAGACGAAATTGCTGAAATGTTTGCTAATTGCAAGATTGAAGTTAAATCAGAAAGAGGTATGTGGATGAATACCGGTAACATTGCTGTTGAATATGAAAGCTATGGAAAACCTTCTGGCATTAAAGCTACAGAGGCAGACTATTGGTTTCACAATTTATGTGTCAACGGTAAAATATATTGTACGTTGGTTTTCCCAACAGATAATCTTAAGAAGATTGTAGAAAAACTAGATACATTTAAAACAGTAAGTGGCGGTGACCACAATGCTAGTAAGATGTATTTAGTCGCATTATCCAAGCTGTTTTCTGCTGATGTTCTTAAACAATTTGAGGAGCTAGAAAATGGCAAAGAAGAAACTTGAAACAGTTGTTGATGATATTTACCACGTAGTTGGCAAACTAGGTAACGGTGAAGAACTTAACATAACAGAAAAACAATTTAAATCTTTTGGTAAGTTTATGGAACATGCCTTAAGAGATTGGGCTACTCCAAGAGAAGCTCAAAGACCTACACTACGGATGTCTAACATTGGTAGACCAACAAGACAACTATGGTTTGATATGAACTCAGAACGTACACCTAGCGGTCTTCCTGCACCGACCATGATTAAATTTCTTTATGGTCATATCTTAGAACGTTTAGTGCTTTTTCTAGTAGAAATAGCCGGACATAAAGTCACAGACGAGCAAAAAGAAATCACTGTTGGTGGTATTACTGGACACATGGACTGTAAGATTGATGGTCAAGTAGTAGATATTAAATCCGCCTCTGGATTTGGCTTTCAAAAATTTAGAAATGGAACATTAGCTGAGCAAGATAGCTTTGGTTACATGTCTCAACTTGCTGGATACGAAGCTGCTGAAGGTTTAGACTCTGGTGGTTTTCTTGTTATCAACAAAGAAACTGGAGAATTATGCCTGTTTCTTCCTGAAGACCTTGACAAACCCAATATAGAGACTAAAATTAAAAAGGTTAAGTCTGCAATTAAACGCACTACTCCTCCTGAGTTTTGTTACGAGCCTATCGCAGACGGAGCTTCTGGAAATTTCAAATTACCTAGAGAGTGTACATACTGCAATCACAAGTTTGAGTGTCACAAAGATGCGAATGATGGAAAGGGATTGCGGGTATTTGAATATGCAAGAGGTCCTGTTTACTTAACAAAGGTAGAACGAGTACCTAATGTGGTAGAAATTACAAAGGAGTCTAAATGAAATATAAATTTAATGAAGATAAATTAGTTGAAGAACTACAACGGTATATATACGACACTTATGGTCAACATTATGCTACAGACAAATATCAAGCTACAGATATTATTATTGATTCTGGACATGGTACGGGATTCTGTATAGGGAACATTATGAAATATGCCAAACGTTATGGTAATAAAGAAGGAAGAAATAGAAAAGACTTACTAAAAATATTACATTATGGAATTATTATGTTACACATTCATGATGAAACAGATAAATTTTTTAAGGCAGGAGAATAATGATTGATAAAGTCGGGGTTAAACCTTATTTAGGAATTGAAATAGATTACGATAGAGATAAAAAGTTAGATAGATTTAGTATCAGTACCTTAGAAGATAGGTACCTTTGGGAAAAAAGAAACAAAGCAGGAGTACTTGAAGTTAAAGAAACTTCTCCACAAGAAGCATTCGCCAGAGCCGCTGTTTTTGTCAGTACATACAAAGACCATACTGATTTTGAAATGGCTCAAAGAATTTATGATTATGCCTCTAACCTTTGGTTTATGTTTGCCACTCCTATTCTTTCCAACGGTGGTACTACAAGAGGATTACCTATCAGTTGCTTTTTAAATTCTGTACCTGATAGTCTTCTAGGTTTAGCAGACCATTATAAAGAAAACATATTTTTATCTTCCTCCGGTGGCGGCATTGGTGGTTACTGGGGAGGCATAAGAAGTGATGGCACTGCAACATCAAGAGGCTCTAAGTCGAGTGGCTCTATTCCTTTTATGCATGTTGTTGATTCTCTTATGCTCGGCTTTACTCAAGGACAAACTAGACGTGGTTCATATGCGGCTTATATGGATGTATGGCACCCAGAGATTGAAGAGTTTGTTGCTATGAGAAAAGAATCAGGCGGAGACTTAAATCGTAAAAACTTAAATCTTCATAATGGAGTTAACTTAAACAATGAATTTTTACAAGCTGTTGAAGAAGATGCCGATTGGCGATTGATTGACCCTAAGACTAAAGAAGCTGTAAAAACAATTAAAGCTAGGGAGTTATGGTCCAAACTTCTTGATGCTAGAGCTGAGACCGGGGAGCCTTACCTTATCAATATTGATACATGTAATGAAGCTTTACCCCAATCTCAGAAAGACTTAGGACTAGAAATAAAACAAAGCAACTTGTGTTCTGAAATAACATTGGCTACCAATGACGAAAGAACAGCAGTTTGTTGTTTGTCCAGTGTTAACTTAGAACACTATGATAAATGGAAGAAGAATGAGTTCTTTATTCCAGATTTAGTAACCATGTTAGACAATGTACTAGAACACTTTATCGAAGACATTGTCGATACATCCATGTTAGGAGAATACAATGCCAACTACAAAAGGTTCCAAAGTTACGTCAAAGCAGAGAAAGAGCCGTTCACAAAAGCAGCCTACTCCGCTTATAGAGAAAGGTCGATTGGTCTTGGAGCAATGGGTTTCCACTCTTACCTCCAAAGCAAAAACCTTCCATTCGCAGGTCTCATACAGACTTCGCTTAACAGAGAAATGTTTGAACACATCAAGTCAGAAGCTGTTAAAACTAGTGAAGATTTGGCAAGAAATAGGGGTAACTGCCCTGACTCACCTAATCTTTTACGTAGGAATTGTCATCTTCTTGCCGTTGCTCCTAATGCCTCTTCTAGTATTATTTGTGGTGGGACATCTCCTTCGATTGAGCCGATACGTGCTAACGTTTTTACGCACAAAACTCTTTCAGGAAACTTCAAAGTCCGCAACAAGTACCTTGACAAGGCAATCAAAAAGAAAGACCTCAAGAAAGAAGAAGTAGAAAAGGTTTGGGATAAGATTTTAGATTCTCGCGGCTCAATACAAGAGATAGATATTTTTACGGATGAAGAAAAAGAAGTCTTTAAAACTGCGGATGAAATAAATCAAATTCAAATTATTGAACATGCACATCAAAGACAAGAATTTATTTGTCAGTCTCAAAGTGTAAATTTATTTTTTGTTCCTCCTAAAGCAACTGCTCCTCAGGAAGAACACGATAAGTATTTACAGTATGTTAATGACGTGCATTGGTATGGTATGCACAAATTAAAATCTTTGTATTACTTTAGGTCAGACACTGCAAAAGCAGCGGAAAACGTAAACGTTAAAATACAACGTATTAAATTGGATGAAGTCACTTGTGTGGCATGTGAGGGATAATGGCAGCTAAATGGAATAGTGGTTCAACTCATGTTTCTGTTACTGGAGTGCGGGGTAAGAAAACTTCGCAGGGTCGTAGAAACCTCGCATCATCTTCGATGAACAAAAATAAAAAAAGGAGTTTTAAAAAATATCGTGGACAAGGTAAATAGATATCGAGTTTATTTTACAGGGTATGAACACCCTAGAGTTAAGTCCGGCTTTAAGATTGTGGATGTGGTAGAAAAAAGAAAGTATGCCTACCTCAGTCTCATAAGTAAAAAGATTAAATTACCGATTACCGTTTGGGAACAAATGAAGAAGTCTGCTAAGGAAATAGAAAATGTTTAGAAACAAATTAATAAAAGCCTCAAAGAAATCTTTCGAGGCAGAAATTGAAAAGCACATAACTAATGTTGAAGTCATGCTTAATAATACTGTTGGTGTTGGTGAGCATTCTGATATAATGGAAACCATTGAAAAAGAAATAGACATCATCGCAAGTTATGAAGATAAACTAGCAATCGTAAACAAATACTTTAAGGAGGTATAATGAGTTTATTAAAATTAAGAGATTACTATAAACCGTTTGAGCATCCTTGGATGTTTGAATACTATGATTTACAAAATCAAATGCATTGGCATCCTGCCTCTGTCCCTCTTCATGCTGATGTGAAGGATTGGAATGAGAAGTTGAATGACAATGAAAAGAATTTATTAACACAAATATTCAGATTGTTCACACAGTCTGATGTTGATGTTGCCTCCGGCTACGTAGATAAGTACTTACCTATCTTCAAAACACCAGAGGCTAGAATGATGATGTTGTCTTTCGCTAACATGGAAGCCATTCATCAACATTCATATTCCTTATTGTTGGATACTGTAGGAATGTCGGATTCTGAGTATAAAGCTTTTTCTGATTATGAAGAAATGGCTAACAAGCATGATTACATTGAGCAGTTTAAACCTAAAAGAGCCAACAAAAGAGAAATAGCAAAGACCCTAGCAGTTTACTCTGCCTTTACCGAAGGTCTACAACTGTTTAGTAGTTTTGCTATCTTATTAAACTTCCCTCGATTTGGAAAGATGAAAGGCATGGGTCAAATAGTAACCTATTCAATTCGTGATGAATCTTTACACGTTGAAGGAATGACTAGATTATTTAAAGAGTTTATCAAGGAGAATCTAGATATCTGGACCGATGATTTCAAAAAAGAAATCTATGACATTTGTCGTCATATGGTTGAGCTAGAAGATAAGTTCTTAGATTTAGTATTTGAAATGGGAGACATAACTGGGCTAACTAAAGCAGAAATGTATAAGTACAATAGATACATAGCTGATAGAAGACTATTACAAATAGGATTGAAACCCAATTATGGACAGAAGGATAATCCCCTTCCATGGTTAGACGAGGTAACTGGAGTAGAACATCAAAACTTTTTCGAAGGTCGTGCCACTTCTTATATGAAAGCAGGACTTAGAGGAGATTACGGAAAACTGGAGTTTGCCAATGTCAAAGGAAGCGAATCTAATTAGCTACAAAATTGTTTTTGATAGTAAAGGAAAGTTAATAAGTGAGAGGAGCATTGCTCAGATTGAGAAAATCAAAGAGCAATTTACCGCCTACGATTACGAAACTTTACAAGCAGTTTTAAGAAAAGCTAAAGTAGAACTAGATAAAGTACACAATTTAATAGAAGCGGAACTAAATGCCCGAAAAAGTTAGATTTTAATAAAATCGACCTCACAGAATCGCGTGTAACGCATTTTATTGGGGTACCTAAGGGTATTAGTCTCCTTCTTTAAACTTTTGCTTAGAGAAGCTCTATGAGCCTCTGAGAGTAAATGCCCTCTTTCGAGGGCTTTTTTAGTTAAGAAACCTTAATTTTCACAGGTTTTTTCTCTTCAGGTACTATTTTTTCTAAAACTATAGAAAGTAGACCATTCTTTAGAGAAGCTTTTTTAACTACAATGTCTTCTGCTAGATTAAAACTTCTAGTAAAAGAACGTTGAGCTAAACCTTGATGAATTAAATCATTCTTCTTTTCATCTTTCTTTTCGTAAGAAATGGTTAGTACTCTTTCTTGTAACTCAATATCCACATCACTAGCAGATAATCCTGCCATTGCCATTTCAATTGTGTACAACTCACCATCCTGATATAAATTATAAGGTGGGTATGAGTTATTAGATTGCCTATCTAAGTTTTGTAATTTAGATAGTTTATTAAATAGAGAATCAAACCCGATTAAGGATTTGCTAAATGATGGATGTGTTAAATCCAAAAGATATTTGCTTGTCATATTATACTCCTTATTTAAGCAAGTTAATTTTACCTAGAAGCCTTTAAAGCACTTCTAAGCTTTTTTACTGTATCGTTATAGATAATAACGTCACAATAAAAACTGTTACCAAAACAGCTACTTCGAGCCTGTCTTGACATTGTTCGTTCATTTGTCTCTAGCGACACCATTTATTTTTTCGAGGCTTCTCATGCCTCCTAGTCCAAGCATTCCTAATAACACAGTCATTAAACTGTTCATGTCAAATTCCGGAAGAGTAATCGCAATACCCGAAAGGGATAAGACAAATACCAATATTGGTTGGAAAATAAAATGATACGCGAGTGCAGCAGCACAACACCAGCCGACAAATGGTCTCCAGCCCGAGACAAACATATTCTTATGGGCTGCTTCAACTTTGTTGACTTCAATCTGAGCCATATTAGCTCTATGTAATTCTGTGGTAATCTCATGCCTAAGCTGTGCTTTTAAATCTTTATCAACGACAAACTTGTCGAGTATCTTTGATAAAGGTTCTACTAATTTATCAATCATCATTTAACTCCAGTTCTAAATCTATGGTATCTCTTATAGACTCTAAAATTTCTGCGGGTATTAAAACATCAAAGGTTTGTAAATAGTATTGAGTTTTCTCACCCATTCCAGCAACTTCGATATCCAAACAAGCTTCAAACATTTCCCGGTATTTCTCACGGTGCATCCAAGGCTTATCTTCTCTGGATTGCTTTTTGCAGTAAGCTCTCCAAGCATCGTCTAGCTGGTTTTCTGTATAGAGAATCATTAATAACTCCAGATTCGAGGTGCGGGTCTTGAAGTATCCATATCTAAATGGATAAATCTAGAATCGACTGGTCCCTTTTGTGAAATACCAATTCTAGGCATTCCATGTTTCAGAGCCACCTCTACGACAATATAGGCTTCTTCCATGCTTACTAAAATATCTACTGCTTTACCAGAGGCATGGGAGCCGGGACTGTCTTTCTTAGCTTCTATAGGATGTTCTGGTGACCTATAGCCGCTACTTACAATAAATGGAAAATCACACTCTTCACGGATAGCATCAAGCTTTGCCATGAAAGCATCATCCATATTACACTCACCAGTGTGCTTACACTTTAGTTCTTCTTCTGTAAAGTATTTATACATCTTTCTCTTCTCCAAAGAATAAAAAAGATTAGAATGAGGAGAGGTTGTAGTATTACAAAAATAACTATATTAGCTAGTTGATATCCTAGCCCTGTAACGTCTCCAATTACAACTAATACTTGAACACACCAATTAAAAAAGTCTTCAATCATACTAGTTATACTAAACTATTTCTTCTAGTAAGTCATCCATTTGTTGTTGAACAGGAGTCTTACCTGAGTATGTTAAACCCGTTGTTTTATTAATAGTATCAGCGGGATTATCTTTAACATTAGGAACATCAACAAGTCCCTTAACTAATCCGCCTTCTGTAGCACCTAATCTTTCTGCAGAAGTTTCGCCTATATAATAAAGAGTAATAGGAGTACCTCCCTTCGCAAATTTAAGTCTATCAGACTGATTAGCAACACTGACTGCATTGTCTATATCTTCTCTAAAATTAAGTCTACGAACTAATGCTACATCTTCCTTTCTCAAAGAAAAATCAAAATCATTGTCAAATTGATTTATAAGACGATAGATACCTAAATCTTTTGGCTTTTTGATTTTACTCATTGGAGTATCAAGAACTCCTGTTTTCGGTTCTTCTTTTAAATGTATAACAACAGGAACTGTGTTTCCGCCTTCTGCTTCAACAAGTGCTGCTCTGTGTCTTCCTTCATGGCTCAACACTTTTCCATTTTTATCAATATATAAATATATAGGGTAAGACCTATCATCTACTTTATCAGGGTTAAACTTACCAAACTTACGACCACCTTCATATCCTTCTTCAACTTCTTTTTTTATTTTATCTATTTGTTTTTTACTAGATGTTGTTAATTTTAAATAATCTTTAGTAGGCATTCGCATGACAAAAGCATTAGGTATTTGTTCTCCTAAATTATTGTAATATTCATCAAAACTTGTAGCTTCACGAATATCGGCACGAGTCAATCCCATATATGCGGGTTCTATGTCAGAGGATGCTCTACTTCCTATTTCACCAAACTCTTTCCTAGTTAAATCTTGGATATCTTTTTTATCAAACAGCACATAAGTTGTTTGAGGTTTAAATATACCCTCTTCACCGACTGGGTTGACTCTATAATTTTGTTCAATCTTTAAACCTTTAAATCCTTGTTCTTTTAAAGCATCTTGAATTAGAGGATATTTTAAATTAATTGATGTTCCTCTTGTGTCAGATATAGGATTATAAAAATTATCTCTACTAAATAATCTTTCATAACCTTGAATAACTTTATAGAGATTACCACTATCTAAATAGTCTTGTAGCTTATCTGCTTCATTATCAAACCCTTTTTCTCTTAAATCTTTTTGAACATTTTTAACCGCTTTAATAATCTTATCGGTTTCTTTTTTTGACATTAAGCTATCTGGACCATAATCTCTATCAAGCATTGCTTTTACTTTTAAGCCTTTATGAGGATTAATTAATTCTTCATCTAAAACATTTAACTTAGTCTTATAAACATTTTTTAGTCCGGCTTTATCACCAGCAAATGTTTTAGCATAATCTTCAACATCAGTGAAATAATAACCTACACCATCTTCCATTGCTCCACCCTTTTTTAGGTCATCAAACTCATCAAACTTTGTAGGTGAACCATGATAAGCTGAAGGTCTTTTGTCTGGAATGCCTTTTTTAAGAAGAGCCTTGCTTAATTTAGAAACCAAAGGACCTCCTATAGATAAGCCTAATCGGTCCATTTGTTCGTCCTCAGAGATATCAGTAATTCCTTCAACTAATCCGCCTTCTGTAAAACGTCTTCTACCTTTTTCTTCTTCTTCAATTAGTAAAGCTCTCTTTAAAAATTCTTGTTCTTTTCTTGTTATTTGTCTAGCATTACTTCTAACATCTGCTTTGGCTCCGGGTCCCCCTATTAAATCCCACGCAGCATAGCCGGGAAAGTTGGTTGCGACTAAATCGGCAACTGACTTTCTACTTTGTATCCAATCAAAGGCATCTTGTACGGCTGGACCAAAAGGTGTTTTAGCAGCAGCTGCAGGAAGAGGGTCTCCTAGTTCGATATTTCTTCTAAATCTAATACCATAATCTAAAGCACCTAATCCTCCCCATCTTCTAATCGCTTCCATAACCTGAGTACTTGGGTCTTCTCTTAAACTTTCACCTTTACTTCTAATAGTGTTACCTATAAAAGCACCACCTGTCATCAATAAAGCTGCAGTTAGAACTCTTGGAGTAGCAACTCCACCAGTATCTGCTATTTGATTTGAAAACTTTTTCAAAACAGTGTTGGTAAATACAGTCGGATAACCAGCAAATTGCATTAATAATTGTCCAGCTGCACTATTAAACCATAAAGGTTTGTTTGCCATAGCTGCTGTAGGCTGAAGAATAACTTCATTTGTAAATCTACTTGCTCCTCTCATGTACCTATCGGTATAAAAGGTTTGGTTTTCTGCTAAAGTCTGATTAAAATTACCAGCTTCGTCTAAAGACTTACTATACCAGTTAACAGCATCATCAGCATCAATACCTAATTCCGCAAGTTGATTCCTTAAAAATTCACTTTCTTTTTTCTTTAATTTTAAAGTACCATTTTTTAATTTATAAAGCTGTTCAGTATTCTCTCTTATTAAACGTTTTCCTGTAGTAAACGAAGCTAACTGAACTGCTTTGGTCCATTGTTCTAGAAGAGTTGCCTTAAAGAATCCATTAGAAATATTTCTCATGAATTGATTTTGTAAAGCATCGCCAGTCATACCTTCCAGTCTTTCTACAATAGCCTGTTCCATAGCTAGTCCGGTTTTATGAGCCTCTCGCCACGTAGCATCATCCCATTTACTTAAAGTAGAAGCTTTAGTAGATTTTCCAGTTAAGCTACGGTATCCAGCAGCGAATAATTTATTTAGCTCCCCACCAAATTCTTTACCAATAGCAGTACCAATGTCTTTCATAACTTTGCCACTGTCTTTAGTAGGAACACGTGATAATAAAATTAAAGGCTCGGTAATACTTGAAACAGTTACTAGAGGGAGGTGAGCTAATTGTTGTGATAATCTAACAAAGTCTGAAGCGTTGGTAAAGTATTTATTTTTAACTCTTTGTTTTTTAGCGAACTCACCAACACCTGTAACACCACTATATAATTTTTCAAACTCTGCAATGACCTTTCTACGATTGGCTTCATTAGCTTCTCCAGCAAACATGCCTCCAGACTTTTCTAAATTATCAGCGATACCACCTTCGTTATAAATATAGTTCTTTCTAAAATCATCTAATGTTCTCATGTTATATTTAGCTCTGGTAATAACTTCAGCAGCACTTGTAATATAATCATCAAGAACATTTTCTAAACCGTCTTCTAAAAATATATCTAAATCGGCATCATCAATGTTTGTAAAAACTCGGCTTTGTAAAAAAGAATAATTATCATTATAAGAAAAGGTTTCAAAAGGAACGTATTTTCTCTCAAGCATATCATCAACGATTTTTTCTGCTTTTAATTTCTTTGCTAAGTTCAAAATAGTTTCTTCATCCGCATCTCTACCAGACAATCTGGTTTTTGCCAACTCAACAAAATTTATATTAAATACATTTTCATCCGTTACTAATTCGTTAACATCAACACCCTTAACCTGTTTAACTTCTTGTCCTTCTCTAATAAGTATATCTGTATCAAATATTTTTTTATTGGCGGCAGCTTTTTCAACATCAATAGGGTCAGCATGTCCGCCTTTAATAATTAATTTTTCTAAAATATCTCTGTGTTTTTTAACTTTACTGTAGTTAAATCTTCTTGGAAAATAATCAAGGACTTCAGATTCTTTAGAAAAAACTCCCACTTTATTACCTAATTTAAAAATAGGTTTTAAAACATTTTCTTTAATGTCCATTGCGGCTTCAATAAGCTCCGGAGAAATAGCCTGACCTTCATATTCTTTTAGTTGAGGGTTTTGTATGACTGCTCGTATTCTTCTTTCATCACCTTTAGAGATTCGTCCCATCCATCCCCATCTATCTAAAGTTTTTAAAGCATCTCCTAAGGCATCTCTAAATTGAGCTTTTAATACCATAGCATCTTCACCAAAACTAAAGCCTTCTTCTGTACCTAAATCAACAGTTCTTACTTTGCCTTTATCGGCAATTTTAGTCATCGTATCAAAAGCATCATACCTAAAGACATTCAATGCCTTTTTAAAGCCGTCCTGTTCTGATAATGTTTTAGCTGTTTTTGCTAAAGCCTGTGTTGGTTTTTCAATAAAACCACGACTTAGTAAACCGGTAATAGTATTAGTATAATCTTTAGGTTCTTTTACTTTCGTAGCTTCTTTACCAAATTTTTCACCGTCAACAAAATCCTGTACGTTATCGATAGCTTTATCAGTTTTAATGATTATGTCTTCATCACTGTATTTTGCTAACTTATCAACAAAAGTTTTAGAACCCATACCAGCACCAATTACACCACCAAGGGTACCACCAATAGTTCCGCCTAATGCAGTTGTCAGACCCACTTCACCCCAATCAATCTCGTCTCGGACATTGATGTTGACATCGGTACTTTGGTCCATGTAATTATGAATACCACCAAAACTTGCTCCTTCTAATGCGGCTACTCCTGCTGGTCGTCCTGCTGATTTTGCAGCGGCTTTTATACCAGATTTAATATATGTTTTAATTCCCTGTTGGGCGGCAACTCTAGCTGCTTCTTTTGCTGCAAAACTAGTTCCGCCTGTAAAAGGAACCATAACCATAGCTAAAAGGTTTAAAGGGTCTCCTACTAAATCCCACGCAAAATTTTTAGCAAAGCCTAAAGTTTCTCTAACTCCTCTTAATTCAGCATTATCAAATTGTTCTCTTAAATAAGCATAATCTTGTTTTTGTTGTTGGGTCCAATTGCCTGATTCAAAACTACGGACTATAG